GACAAAGGCGACAACGGGGATGATGGCACCGAAGTCTTCGGTGAAGTCGCCATCGAGGTCCATCACCTCGTAAGCACCGGATGGGCGTTTCAGGCGGGCGAGACCGATGATATCGCCGACGAGGCGGGCATATTCATCTGCATCGAGTTCGGCGAAGACGCCGGTCAGCACGCCGATGAACTTGACGCCCACCGCCTGCTTCGCTTCGTCCGTCTGCGCGGCACGGAGCGAGCCGATCAGTTCGGGCAGTTGATCGGCAACGCCACCGGCGGCGCGCATGAGACGAGCCTGGAGCCGCAATGCCTCCGTCGCGAGCGGCCGATCAACCCGAATTTCCATAGAACGGATTTTGCGCTCAGCCATTCGGAATCTCCGGGTTCCAGTCCGCGGTCCACAGCACCCATTCGCGCATCACGGCGTTCACGCCCTTCTGGTCCGTGGGCGCAGTCTGGATGAAGCACTTGTCGGCGGAACCGCCCTCTCCCGATCCAGCATCCATGAAGCTGAACGGGAACGCCGCCGCCATGCTCGCAAGAGCATGCTGGCGCTTCAGCTTCTGGCTGAGAAGCCGATGGGTCGGGCTCGTGTGCTGGAGACGAATGGTGATGGTTGCACCACGGTTGGCGGAAACCGAGAAAATGCCAGCACCATCGGCGCCGACGAGCCCGGTCCCCTTGTCGGCGGCCGGCGCGACAGAGATCGGATCATCCCCATCCCAGAGACCGACAACCTTCTGGCCGTCGACCGACGCGGAGACGTTCTGGAAGCCATAAGCGGATGTTTGAGACATTGGTCAGGCTCCTTTAGTACGAGACCACGAAATCGGCCTGGGCGTAATGCACAGCACCGCGGGCGCGGAAATAGATGGTGATCGGCGGCGCGACGCGGTTCTTGCGCTGGCTGGCCGGGACGGAGAAGACCGAAGGCACGTCGATGACGACGGCAGGTTCGTAATCGCCGGTCTCCGGGTTGAGATCGTTGGCGATCAGGCCGGCCCGGATCGCCTGTTGCGTCACGATCCTCGGACCACCGGCGAGGAGCTGCATTCCGGCATCGTCGAAACCGACGACGTTGTTGTTGCGAAGGACGTTGAGAAGTTCCTCCTCGCAGCGCGCCACGATCCAGTCACCGGAATGGATTTCATCGATGAAGACGTTGGCCGTCAGGGTGGAACCCTGCTCAACCTGATTGATGCCGCCCTGGTCGATATAGATGTTCGCGAGGTGGCCGGTCGCCGAACTCTGGCCGATGGCAGGCACGAAACCGTCGATGGCTCGCGCCTCGTCAGACATGATGTTGATCGGCGTGATGCCGGCGAGCTGCTTGTACTTGGCGGTATATGCCGAGTTGGCGTTGTCGAAAGAGAACGTGCCGAGCTTGGCCGCCAGGGCGAAGCCGGGATAGAGCGTGGCCGTCGGGTGGTAGAAGACCGCCGTGCGCTCCACCGTCCCCTTGTGGCGAGCGGCGATGTTGGTGGTATCGGCTGAATTCTTCATCAGCGGATCGTTGGACGTGATGATCGCCATCTTGGTCTGGGCTTCGACCCACGCCACGAGGCCGTCGAGCGCATCCGTGTCGCGAAGGGCGGGCTCCACGTCGATCCAGTACCACCCGGTATCGTAGTCCTGGATGGCGTCGAGCGCGTCGGAAAGGTCGTTCGCCGTGAGACCCGTGCTGGCTTCATAGTAGCCGAACGCGATCTGGAGGGGGCGCGGGTTCTGCGAGAACGCGGCCAGAGCGGCATCATAGGGCGCATCGCCAGCGTCCCAGTGTGCCGCCACCTCATCGATGGACGACGCATAGAAGACCGGCTTGTCGGCGTCGAGGACGCCGGCCACGCTTTCAGACGTCAGGAGGAGCGGCACGCCGAAGCCTCGACGGGTCGCAAAGCGATTCTGCCGCGTAATGCTCACTCGAACATTGCGCGAAATCGGAAGAACAGCCATCGGGCTTTCCTTTCTGGTGGGTGGTTGCTTAGTCTTGCCGCTCGACGATGATCGGCGACGTTTCTTCGATGGTTTCGACAGTCCCCGCGCTATCGCGGATGATGCCGCGGACAATGAGGTCCATCTGCGCCCTTGGCTGCCATTGCTCGTTGATCCAGTCGGGCACGTTCCGGATCTGGGAGATTTCGTGAACCATCAGGTTCGGGAACATCGGCTCCATTGCCTGGGTCAACTTGTGCGCCGAGACGATGGGCCGGAGAACATCGGTCGGATCGTCGCCGTAGGCATGGACCGAGAACCGCCATTCCATTTCAATGACCATCCGCGCCGTGACGTCGGGGTAGACGTCGCCGGTATCGATATCTCCGGTGTCAGCGTGTTCGTACTCGATGTTCGAATGCCATCTCCGCACCTCCGCCGCCCCGGTGAAGTTCACCATGGCGTATGGGGTGGCCGGCGACGGACCGCTCTGGTGCGACTTGATCGTCAGAACGCCCGTCTTCGCCTTCACCCATCGGACGGTGACACTCCAGACTTCATCGTTGGTCATGGCAGGCCGTGTTCCTGTGTGATATGGTGCTCGCTTCTTCGAAGGAGCGGACATATGGATGCGATCACTGAGGCAGAAGGCTTCTACTATTCGATCGGGCATCTCGTTGATGCAGGGTGCGTTCAAAACCACAACGAAGACGGTGTCCTCGCGATTCACAGTTCAAAAGACTGGGCCACGACTTCCGAGTGCCTGAAAGGCGTATGGGGTTATGGTCACGCTTGGAGTGGCCCAAAACTCTTAAAGTCGTCGCCAATGACGGACGGCCGAACCAACTTCGTTTTCCAGATATTCCCGGCCTAAGCCAGCCTCCCCATCGCCGCCCGATAGAACCCGCCCTCCATGCGCGGCCAGAGGTACATCACGCGGTAGGACACGCCACCCGACGCAATCGCATCATCCAGCTTCACCTCGGAACGGCTCCAGAGAAGCCAGCGGGCTTCCACGCGCAGGCCTTCCGGCAAGTCCATCAGTTGATTGCCGTTGGCCGGCTGGATCGCGGCGCGGATAGTCGATGTGGTGGGGCTACCTTCAACCCACTCGCCATCATCGTTCCAATATCCACCCGCCCCTTCTCTGGTGAGAGAGACATTGACCGCCTCGCCGTCAATCGCCACAGCAATATCGATCATCGCCTGTCGACCTTATAGGTTACGGCTCCGCGCATTTCGCCACTATCGATCAGCGGGTTGCTGGAGCCCTTGAGTTCGACGGTGACCGGGCTATTCGGCGGGCTGGAGAGCGCGGTAATCTCTTCCTGGATATCGCCCTGCGCAAGAATGCCGAGCTTCGACAGGACAACCGAAATCGTCGTCTGCCCGGTGAGCAGCTTCGCGGCAGATGCCTTCATGCCGTTGCGATACTTCGTGGTATTGTCGCGCATGGCGTTGCGGAGGAACGGACGTTCCGGGATCGGACCGCCCCAACCTCCACCGGATGCGCCACCGCGCGTCCCGAATTCGTTCCACACCGCCTTTTGAATGTTGTCGGCGTCTGCCTCGCCAGAGGGAAACCCCACCTTGACTATGGTTGGTCCGCGCAAGCCCATTTGGACCTTCGATAGGTCGATATGCTTGGTGCGGCGAACTGAGACAGTGAAGGTCATACGGCAGCGACGGACGGGAAATTCAGCCGCATCAGTTCAAGGTATCGGCGGCCATACGCGGTGCTGGTGTATGATGCCGCAAGGCCTCCAGATGAGCCGACATCGCCGGACGATACGCCGGCAAATTCCGTCTCCACATCGCCAACCCTGCGCCGTTTCACAGCGCCGTTGAGGAGTGTTTCGCCGCCGGTTCCACCGTTGGCGATGGCAGCCGAACGGGCAGGTTCTCCCTCCATTGCGAGCAGGTGCGCGGCAAGATACATCTGCGCCCTCGCGCGATCACGCTCCAGCCATGTGTCGCCGACGCGCTCTACCGCCTCCCCAAGCACCAGGCCGACAAGTGTGTCTGACACTGAGGTGAATTCGGGGAAGCGAGCTTTGAACAATTCCGGCGTCGGCGTCACAT